TTTTGTGTGTCAACGCTATTATAGTAATCAACTTGTACCTTACGGATGAGACCGTCTGTTGTCTCTGCGATTGGGCCAAATAGATATGTATTTGCTGTGAAACTTAAAGTATAGATAATTGCTCTTCTTGACTCAAAATTCCCCTCATATTCATCCTGCATCGAAATATTGTTTAGACCAATTGGAATATCTCTCTTTTCGCCAATTGAACTAATAAGATCTACAGTTACCTTGAATGTTGGTTGGAAATATGGTAAAATTTGCTCTATAATTTGTAGAGCATCTTCATTGAGTTTTGCATAAATTGATAGTTGAAATTCCACATTATATGGAACTGGGAAAAAAACTTTCTTTAAGTTCTCACCATCAACGGCTTTAAATGTTTTTGTAATATTTGATTTTCTTGATGGGTCATAACTAATACCTGTCATTTCAAATGACATTCTTGGTAAAGTTATTGCAACTGGTTTATCTAGTCTTGCCTGCTGCTCTAGTCTAGCTAAGAACTTTTGTTGTGGTGCATATGCTAAAGGAACTTTAATATCACTAACTGTATCAGAATCAGTGCTAGTATGTCTTATATGAATATCATTGAAGACACTACCAAACGCAATGATTGTCTTCCTCAGTATTTCGTGATAGTAATAAGTTCCTAACATCAGTATGTACCAAATGGATTCGATTCTGTAAAGTCTAATATATCATCCGCTAATTCTTCAATCTCTTCATTCTGAGAATATTCAATTTCAATCCCTGGATCGGAATTATAAGATAGTAGAGTGTAAGATGCTCCAGAATCGGATCCAGTAATTGTTTCGCCAGCGGTAAAGTTACCACTATTTATGTAGACATTCAGAGTATTGTCGTCCTGATCATACTTCTTGACTCTTGCAGTAATTCCAGAAAGACTTCCAGTAACAATTTCATTGACTTGGAAAGTACCAATTCCAGCGGATGGTGCCGAAGAAATGGCAACAACAGGTGCTGATGTATATCCAAAACCAGCATTTGAAAGTCTAATATCAGTAACACTACCACCAGCACCTATAACTGCCTGAGCCGTTGCAGATGACCCTGCAGCTGTTGTTGATGGGCCAGTTAAAGTTATTGTTGGAGTTACAACGTAATTCGCTCCAGTATTTGCAATACTAATGTATTGTACAGACCCATCTCCTAGAGTTGCTGTTGCCGCTGCTCCTGCCCCTCCAGCACCAGAGAACGTTACTGTTGGGGTTTCTGTGTATCCAGCACCAGCGTTTGTGATTAGAACCTCATATACAGAACTATCCGTTTTTATTGCAACTGCAGTAGCATTGGTTCCACCAACTGGTGCTGTAGAAATTGAAACTGTTGGTGCTGACGTATAATCATAACCATCATTTGTAAGAGTAATCTCTCTTACAGATCCTTCATTTGCAATTATCGCCGTAGCTGTCGCATTAATGCCAGATGAAACAAATGTTAGAGTTGTAATGTATCCAGAATTCTCAACAGCAGAATCAATTTCATCAACGGATGTTTCAATGATCTCATCTTCGAGTTCTAAGAGTTCGCATGATAATTCATAAATGTAGTTTTTACCCAACTGGAAGAATGGTTTTTCGTGCTCTACATTTTTAATTTCATATAATCTTTCTCCAAGTGGGAAATATATTACATCACCCTCTCTAGGTCTATCTGTAACTATAATTTCAGTTGGATCTGCTTTTTGCAAATCTTTTAAAAATGGTTCAATAAAAAGTTGAAATCTTTCCTCAGAAATTGTAAGAGAGATTTCATTTTTTAGTTGAACACCAAATTTTGAAAGAATTTCACTATTTGCTCCATATCCCTCATAATTATTGAGGTAGGCTTCAATGATAAAATTATCATCAAGTTTTGATAAAGTAACTTCTCTTGATAATGTTTCAGTGCCTAAAATTTTTCTTGGTATGTAATAAACATCCAACCCATACATTTTAAGTTGTTCATTAACAAGATCCTGCACCAAAAACTGTTCGTTAGCAGATCCTTGTAGGAAAAAGGGATTGAGTGCCATTATCCGATCATATCGAGGGGTGGTAATTCATATGTTGACTGCATCTTATCTTCAATTTCTCTCAGTTAAGATACAGCATCATCATAATATTGTCTTCCATTCAGTTCTACTCCACCAGGAAGTTTGGTTCCACTGAATTTGATCATGTTCATACCCCACTGCTTCTTAAGCATTGCAGTAAGATATCTTTTTAACCAACTATCATTATATATTTTTGGAAAGTCTGATGGATTTAGAGCTCTTTCACAATCAATAACAATATAGTCTCCAACACTCTGAGCTGTCCAATCAATATCGAGATATAATCTTCCTTGTCTCTTACTATATCTAATTTGTTTATCTGTAGTTAATAGAAAATCAATATCTTCTAGATAACTCTTGGTCATAGCGTATTGGAGAAGATCAACACTACTAAAATAATATAGATCGTTTAAAAATAACTGATACTTGATACTAAACATTCCACCAGAGATGGAATTTGTGTCAAATTTAAAGATCTTATTGATACCCAAAACTTGATCGGGAACCTTTATATAATTATTATTCTCCTCATATTTAAATTCGCTTGTAATTCCTACAGACTCTGTTACAGTTGTGGTTGTAATCCCACTTACTCCAGATGCATTGGGGCCTCTTCCACGATCAATGTCATCTTGAGTGATTTTATATTTTAGATACATTCTCTCAGAACCATCATAATGACGTTCCTGAAAATATTGAATAGCATCATCGACTAGATCATCAATCTGATCATCATCGACATTTATCTCTAAAACTGGAGCTCCAAGTCTTCTTAGAGAATAATCTATGAGTTCTTGTCTTGTTGCTGGACTTGCCATCAGAAACTTCCTCCATCGATGATAACATTATCTAAAGTAGTTGTTGCAGTCCATTTTGTGGAAGAACTGTCATACGCAAGAATTGAACCATCAACAACTGAACTGGTATCAACATCCCTTAAGTCTTTTAGATTTGCATTCACATCTGATCTTAAGACTTTAGTTGCGTTTGATTGTCCAATTCTTACAGTATAAGTCATGTTGTAACTCCTGCTCTGACTATTGCGGTTCCTTCAACTACTCTGACAGTTTCTGATGGATCTGTGATTTTTACATCATAAACATATCTTCCATATTTCAAATTAGAAGTGACTGAAGATCCCATGGAGATGGAAATCGTGCCATCACTTGGTGATGATATTGTAGATGCAAATGAAGTTGAAGTTGAACTAGTATATGTCTTCTTTAATTGGGCTGAGACAGAATATCCATTTAGATCTTTAGCCGCATTTGACTGAGTTCCTTCTACATTGAAATTAACAGAAAAATCTGCACCTTGATCAATTGTAATATTGTGGACATATACTGCCATTTTTCACACTGTCGGATATATTATTATTTATTATTATCAATAAGAGTCTTTAGAAGATCTTTGATTTCAGAGATTTCGCCCTTAAGATCTTCTATTTCTTGTCTCTTGCTATTTCTAAGTTTTTTGGATTTTATATAATTTTGGTATGCCACGTCATTTGTATTGACAATAGCACCCGTATTCATATCTCTAGAAAAATCAGAATCTTCCTCAACTTTTCTCAACTTCATTTTATGCAAGTACTACAGCTCTGATATCATTTAGTCTAGGAGTAAACGCTTCACTTGTGCCAGCGAATACAATCTTAATTTGATATCCAGTAAATGGTGGTAAGTTATCAACACTATATTGATACTCCCTGAGTTCACTGCCCCCAGTAGTCACAACTTGCTGATCTTCAAGTCCAGAATTTTTCGCTGAATCAATAACAAGATCTCCAAATCCATCACCATCAGTATCTCTGAGGTTGTCATAACCTGGGAATAATACAAATGACTGATCAGTATTTGCACTATCAACAGGATATGTCCTGTAAAGAACTCTCATCTCATTTGTTAGATCAACATATGCACTTGTCAGAACTTTTAGTGAAGTTCCTGGATTTTTGATATCGATTCTATCAGAAACATAGATTGCTGCATGTGGATCATCATTAAGGCTATTGACTCTTGGATCATTAACATAATCTGTAATTGGGGCATCAATTCTACTTCTATCAAAGTCTACGGCACAGTTATCAAGATAGATGAATGGTGAATATCTACCATCAGTAGTATTCAAATCAACTTCAATCGCAAGTGATTTATTTCTTGGCAAACTATTAAGTTGTGCATCTTCATTCACTTTGGATGCAACCATCATTGGTTCTGTAAATAAAAGTGTTGCATTTGCTGCTGCTGCAGCAAATCCATTATCAACAAATGAAGCTTCAACTCCACCAGCACTAGTTCCTGTTACGGTTCTAATACGAGTTTCAATGGAAGTTGTTTTTGGTAGAACAATATCAAATCTTGCATTAACTCTATCATATTGAATATTGCTGGAAGCCCAAACTTCATCTCCACCAGCCACTAATTCAGATTCAAAGTTGAGTTGATTTTCACCAGTTGCTCTTGTTCCACGATTAATTTCCAGATAATATGTGTCAATAGTTTTGTTAGCCTGGAAAGTAACTCCATTGGGCATTTCATGAGTCTTATTAATTTCAGTTAGGGAAATTCCATTAAATTCATATGGATAAATTTGATCACCAACTTGGTGTGCGGATGAAGATGAACCTTCAGCGGCTCTTGTGCTAATTCCAAGAGTACCACTACCAATGCTGTTGTAGTAAACAACTTCATTACCAATTAGAGCAAAACCAGCAGATGTTGTGATTCCCTGGAAAGTTGCAAATGGAGTCGTATCTGCAACGGAAACTGTTGTATTTGTTGCATTAATAGCACCTGTCAATGTTGTTGGTGTTCTTGTTGGTTCTACATCATAAATTTCAACACTATTTCTAATATCCTTCATGGCATGATTAGGATGTAGAACTTGAATTACATTTCCACTGTATAATTCATTGGAAACTGTTGAACTTACAACAGTAGTATTTGCAAGAGAAACTACAGTACTGGAATCATCATAATAAACTAGTGGATCATCTGCAGTGAAGTCTTCACCCTGAACAGCCGTTAGATATAGTTTATCAAATCCATAGATTTCAGATACTGAAATCTGAGCGTCCGATCCTTTAAAGACCTCAGATGTTGTAATACCCAAAGATTCTCCGACGATATAACCAGTTCCAGTACTTGCTAGTGATACTGATGAAACCACATTATCACTAACTGTTACATCGGCAGTTGCTCCAGATCCATTGCCATTAATAGTGAATAGTGAAACTCCATTGTAAGTTCCATTAGAATAACCAATTCCAGCAATGTTTACATTAAGAGTTGTAATTGGGCCACCAACATTACCAATATATCCAGTTACAGTGTTTCCAGAACCAACTTTTCTTCCAATATTAAGAAGATTTTTCATATCATCTGTTACCACAGTGGTAATCCCAACATCTAATTGTCTTGGTAGAGATTTAATTGGATTTGAAGGTAATGTTGGTATGATTCCAGAATCATAATCAATATCTGGATTATAGAATGTGGCAGTTCCTTCTTGAGCTATAAATTCACATCTATTGACAACAAACTTCAAATCTTCAAATTGTGTTGGCGTCCATGTGGATCCATTCTGCGATTTGAATAAAGAACCAGCACCATACTGTTTAGTATATTGAAGTTGATCTGGACCAGATAGTTCCTTGGTGTTTACAGTTTTCTCACCAAGTTTTGCAATCCATGCATTATATTTGTCACTTGTAGGTGCAAGAAGAACAATTGCATACTCAGTTTCTGGTAAAACTGGGATTGGTGATGAGAATGTTACCCTAGTTGCTGCAGATGCATCATCTGAGGTTTTCACTTGAGATGGATCTAGAACAATTTGGGCCTCTAGAGATACTAGTTGTCCTGTGGGCAAACCAAGATCAATGGTTCTCAACTCAACTGTTAATGGTGCTTTATCATCTTTTGTTGCCATAAAAATGTCAACGGATGTAATAAATGCACCTTTTTTGTCTGTTAAGAATGATTGTGCTAGTGGGTCTCTTCTTGGAGCGAAAATAAGATTATTCGTTACATTAGTAACATTTCTAACGTTAGTAATTTGAGGTCGAATGGTTCTGGTTCTATCAATAACTGTTGTTCTTCTAATAATCCTTGGTGGTGGTAGTTTCTGGAATCTAAACGTATTTGTTTGAGTCACCGTGGTCACAACATTTCTTGTAGTTGTGATTGTTCTTATTTGAGTCGTTGTAAGAGTAGTTCTTTGAATAGTTCCAGTAGCAGAATATATGGATTCTGCTTCACTGTGTTTTTTCTCTCCAGGAAGTGGTAGAGTATCATTACCAACATTTGTCAATTTAAATGTTTTTGATCCAGTTTTAAATTTAATTTTTTCTTCTACAATAACTTCATCAATAATAGCTTTTATTTTTTCAACATCACTGTTGGAAACTTTTTCTATTTTTTTCGAAAAAAGCTGAATTGTTTTTTTTTCATTTTCTGAAATTAGGTCGTTAAATTCAATTTTTTTGTAATTAAAAATAAATTTAGAATTTTAATAAATATTTTCTAAAGTCTTTGCTTTATTTAAGAATACTAAGAAATTATCTTCAATTTTTTTAAGGAACTCTTTGTCGATAGGATCTTTAAATTTTTTGGTATAATCATAGAAATTTTCAAATATTTTTTTTCTATCAGAATTCTTCATATAAGTTTCGTTAATTGATAAAATTCTGTCCATATCTAATTTGGAGGGTGATTTTCCCACTCCATCTAAATTAAATAATTTGATACTTTCTTCTAAAGAAAAAATTTCCTTGTCTTTGTAGGACCATCCAAGTCTTAAAAGGTAGTTTCTTAGGCTCTCTGGCAAAATGCCTATTTTTTCATAGTCTTCAACAGTTGCGGCGCCATCTCTCTTAGATAGCTTTTTTCCTTCTTTTGAATGAATTAAAGGAATATGTGCATAAGATCGGAAGAGCGTCGTGTAGGGAAAGAGTGTAGATCTCGGTGGTCGCCG